GAAGTAGATTTTTCATCTAATTTCTTGGTGTATAGGACAACATCAACCGCCTTATTGAGATAGTCGTTCATTTCCCACGAGTCTTGGACTATTTTGCCTAGTTTCTTGGACTGCTCTGAGTTATTCTTGATCTTATTGAACAGACTTGAGGCACTTTCAATCCTGTTAAGCATTAAATAAGCGGTGATTAAGTTAGCCGGGCCAACCCATTTTCTAAGTGTCTTATTTACTCCCAGAACTGTATTGGGTTCTTTCTTAATTAAAGCTATTTCACCAAATTCAACTGCTTTGCCATATTCTCCGTTATCGATATAAGCCTTTGAGATGAGCCAAAAAGCCTCGTCCCAATCAGGTCGAATCTCGGTTGCCTTCATCAAAGCGTTTACAGCTTGATCGTTTCTTCCGAGGATAGTTAAACAATAAGCAATTCCACAGTATGATTTATAACTTTCTTCGTCCCAACCAGATTTTTTAATATGTTCAGTATAGAAATGAATTGCCTGTTCTAATAATTCATCCCGTTCTTTAACTTCCATCGCCAAACCATAAGAAGAATTACCTAGATAATGTAGTGTTCGTGGGTCGGTTTTTTCTCCATCTCGATTGTATTCCGCTAGAAGGATTTTATAGTTCCTTAGCTCTTTGTCGTATTTTTTATCAGCATCATAATTTTGTAAGACATAAATATCGTCAACGTAAACAGATTGTTCATCTTTTCTGTTCAGAGTTTCGTGTACTGATTTTTCCCAATAGCATTTGCCGTCATTCTTGTAGACTCGTGGTCTGGCATGATCGACTAATCCTGTGCCATCTTCTTCGGATTGAGCATAGTTATAATTCATATGCACGAGATTGATGCCTTCTTTTTCCATTCGCGCGACTAATGCAGGTAATTTATCGGCATTTTTCACTACATCATCAGAATCAGCCCAGATGCCATAATCACACTTGTTTTGGCTAAAATTGAAGTTTCGCATGGTCGAGAAGTCATTTGTCCATGCTTTATAAGAGTAAATCGCCCCACAATCGACGCAGAAGCGTTTTATTTTCTTAGATGGTTCATTGTTCGCTGTAACATAGATTTTATCGACATATTCTTTGCAAGATGCGACTAATTTCTTTAAACCCTCAATTTCTGAGTCGTTTTTGATAATAACTGTCAATCCGAGGGTCTTTTTCTCAACTTTCTCTTCCATAAGCTCCTTATCTAAAAAATACGGGGTATTTCTTCTTAAATTTATTCCAGTGATAATCCGAAACGATAAAATTCGGGATTATCTTCATAATTGCCGCCGAGATATCGGTTTCGTCAGGATAAGCAGGAAACTTTGCCGAAAGTTTTAATTCACCCTCGCCCATTTCCTGCCTTCTTAACTTGTCCATCTCACGAACAAAAGACTTCCACCTTTTTGGGTAGTCTTTTTGATAGTTCTCTATTATCTGATCGATCTTGACCCATTTTGTGAGTCGCATAGTAAGCCTTCCAGTAGAGGCAGACTTGGAAGTACCGCCCCTACTTACTACATTAATAACTTTTTAATATAGATGTGTTTACAACCAGCCGGTTGCCGAGATAACAGCTTTTTCAGATTCCACGATCAGAGTCGCTTCACCGATCAGTTGTTCTCTTTCAGCGTCACCAGTCTTAGCCAATTTCTCGTATGATGGTTCTCTTAGATAACCAACCTTGATGTATTTTGAGTCATAAGCTAAGAAGTCGTTGTTGGTGTCTCCTGAGACAGTAACGAACCTGTGAAGTACAACTCGTACTCGTCCGAAGTCTGTTTCTAAGACATCGACTGCACCCCAGATTGTCTTGTCACCTGCTGGTACGAACTTGGTATTTCCAGCGGTGAATTCTGAAATTCTGGATTTAAGCGTTCGTCCGACAAGGATAGTGTCAATGTGGACACCCTGAGCCCAAGCGGCTCCGAGCATTGTGTTAACGTGCGTATTCGATAGTGAAACACCTGACTGTGAGGTTGCTAGGGTTGAAGCGAAAGATTTAAGACCTTTCATTTTTCCTGCAACACCAGAAAGGGTTGTGACGAGAGTTCCACGAATCAAGTCGTATTCAAGAGCATTCTTGAAAGCGGTCATTGCTTCGTTTCTTTCTCTGGCCCAAGCGTCTCCGCCTGTGGCATCGACAGCCATTCTTGTACCCGTAAGTTCATAGCCGACAGAAATGATCTGGCAGACGTTAGAAGCTCTTGTGGTATAAGTGTTGTCGAATGTTGGATCAGCACCTTCAGCCTGTGATCTGGAGGCTACTGCTCGTGGGCTTTTTAGAGTCCATGAGTGATAAATGTCGTTTACTTTGGTTGTTGGCGCGTTAGACGAAACAAATGTTTCTAGCGGATCGACTGTTACTACGAGGTCGAGTATGCTTTCTTTTGTTCCACCGATAGGCGCTCGTTGTGGGGATTGAAACCCTACTGTTGCTCCTGCCATAATTCTCCTTAATTTAGAAGTTTAATAATTGTTCTCTTGCCGCTTCTCTTTCTCTATCATTGGCATCTGGGCTGAAAAGCACTTTCTTCAATTCCGTCTTTTTAATGTCGTCAGAGTTTTCTCTGCCGCCAGACGGGTTGTCGATCACTGCTCTCTCCTGTATGCGTTCTGATACTTGGGCTTCGGTTCGTCCTTTGTCCTCTGCCTTTTGGATATTCTGTTCGGATTGTTTTTTAAACTTTCCTAGCACCCTGTCAGCGGCTTCTGCGTAGGTGAGTATTTCACCTCGCTTAACAAGGGCAGTATTCCTATATCCCCTAATGCTATCTTCCAAGTCCTCGTCCTCATCGAGTTCGGGGTACTTTTTGACAGCTCTGTTCCAGTCTCGTTCGTCATTGATGATGTTTTGTGTTTGCCCCAAAATGTTCTGGGCGAAAGCGTTTGGATCAATTGATCCGTCATCATCAGTTTGGACTGGAGATACAGCCGGAGCCTGTTTTAGTCTCCTCAACTGCTCTCTTTCCCGACTCAAGGCTTTATTTAGATTTGCGATTTGCTCATCTTTTGGATCGGGAGCAACGATTGTGTCGTCTGCGTTTTCGATGGAAGAGTCATCGAGGATTTCCGTGTCCTCATAGTTCACATCTTCATTCATAATTGTTCCTAACTACATTTATTTACCCAAAATGCGAAGGGTTGGAGAATTATGGTTGGACGCAAGTGGTAATCCTCGTAAGGACTACGCACTTGTTTCCAATTGATGTCAAAGGGCTAAAATGCTTCCCACTGGTGGGGGGCAACTTCTTTAACTGTTAAAGGTTTTAACCTATGGTATTGTTCCGTTTCCAAGTAAGCTAAACGATCTTTCTTTACCTCATCGGGTAAATCACTTGAATTGATCTTCTCGGCTTGTTCTTGTCGGTACTTTTCAACAGCTTTTATTTCGTTGCTATCTAATGCCATCCCTAAACCTCATCCTTATACTCGTCAAGATCTGTTTGGGCTTTTTCTTTCATTTCCTTACCAGATTCAAAATACTGAAAGACCGCTTCAATTCCTCTGATATAGTCAAAGTCCACTTCTTTACTGCGATATAGAGAATTGATTTGATCCTCAAAATATTCGAAAGCATCTTTGTATCCGTCTGTATTGGTGACGAAGTGAAGATTAGAACCCTGTTTGACCTGAGACTTGAGGGGCGCTTCCCATTCCTGCTTGGACTGAGGGTTGCGGCTGAACTTGACCTTGCGCAACTGGTTGAGGAGTTTGACCTTGAACGGGGATTTGACCATTTTGCATTCCTTCTGTACTTAATTTATTTGGATCACCTAGTGAATTTAAATCTAATTCGACTTGTTTCTTGGCTAATTCCATATATTTTTCGTGAACCATAATATGAGGCATAACCACGTCTTCTCGGATTTCCTTATCCACACCTTCATCGTCAATCAGTTCTTGGTGAACTTGAATATGAGTAGCGTGATCTTCAGCTTCTTGTGGTTCCATTTCTTTACCCTGAAGCATCAATTCGTTCTCTTCAGTTGGTGAATCTTGGGTATATGAGATCGGCTCAACGATTCTTTCATAGTTTTTCTGTCCCATAGCCTCGGCTGTAACACGAGAGAGTTCATAGTGATTAACTTTTATCGGTGCTCCAGCGTTCTTAGCGGCAATTTCAATCTGTAACTGTTTATCTACCCAAGCTAGAGTTAAACCTCGATCGGCTTCTTTTGATTTTGGTCTTGAAAAATCAGTATCAATTTCAATATCAAGTGATCCAACAGTAACGATATCCTCTGGACTGATAGTCTTTGGATAATAACCATTTGGGCCTAATATCCTAATGGCTACTTCACGATCTAAGAACTGTTGGTTATTAGACATCCAAAAAGTAAAAACTTGCTTCCATGAACTGGCATAGGTCTTTTCAAAGAAACGAACCATATCCGAGCCCTCTTCTTGGATAGCTTCGATCCCACCCATTGTTCCCTTGGTCTTGTCATTGGCCGCGCGTGATATTCCTGTATTGTAATTTGAGATTGTATTTTCTTCGATTGACTCAGCCAGAGTATTTTTAGCAACTTGGAAACCCTGCATATCTGGTTGCGGAATTGCGAAGGCTTCTGGCTTTTCTGTACCGTCCCAAACTACTTCACCGCCTGGGGACATATCATATCTGACGTTTACTCCTTGTCGGCGCATAATTACACCATTTAAAGAGAGGTCTAATTGATCTAAGAAGTGATTAATAATTGAATCATTTGCCGAAGATAGTCTTTCTGTCCTTTGGAAGATAGAATCTCCCCAAACATCATGGGCACGAGGTCTGATGTAAAAGACAACTGCCGGTATTTTTCCGTGCCAATAAATATTCTTCTGTCGTCTGATAATCTTTTGACCATTGGCAATGGTGATCATTTCGTTCGTGATCTTGTCAAAACAGTGCCATAGTTCGACTTTATTCGCATAAGTCGTCTCTGCCCCGATCTTAGCGGTCATAAACCTATTACGAGATCGTTCGTATAATTCGGTGTTTGATTGAACTGATTTACTCTCTAAATCCTCAAGTCCTTTGTAGTTTCCAAAAGCATCGCCCTCTTTTAACTCATCTAGGTTCTTAAAATCTTGGAAGATAACATAGTTGGCGGTATAGAGTGAAGTCGCATTTGGTTCAATGAACATTCTAAATACTGACCAAGGCAAAAACTCGTTATAAGCAACCTTCGTTTCCTTGATCTTTTCGTTGGCTAAATCGACTTTGCCATTCTTACCCACAACACGAGAGTAAAACTTTCTATTTTTAATATTCCAAGGTGTTAAGCAAACTCCTGTCCCCGTCACCACCGCATCAGTTAAGACAGAATACTTTTTATGATCCATCGGTGTCTCAAAATTGGGATTATGAAGATCGTGAGCTAGTAACTGTTCGTTGTTTTTAGCCTTAATAAAGTCGTGTTTGTCGTTTGGATGTAAATTAGGTTCAACATCATTTAAAGATAACTTAGCGATAATATTTAGAGCCTTTGACGCAACTTTAGGGTCAACAACTTTACTGCGCCAAGGGGCAACCTTCTGGGATTGAACAGCATTGAAATTGTCGTACCAACGAGCAAAAGCGTCGAATAATTGCGTTTGATTAGCCTGTGCCTGAGTAAATCGGGTCTTCCACTTACTAATTAGCTCTTCATCATCATTAGTAATTTTGCCGAGGTCTTTAACTTTGACATCTTTCATAAATAAGTCCCTGTTATTGTTGCTAATGCGATCAATAACACCTTCTTGCGTTCTTTCAATAATTAGTTAAATCTCCGCGCAACATTGCTTCTTCTTCAGCCATTTTAAAAATAGTGATATAGAGTCGGTATTGTCTTGAACTGTGAACTATCGCTAGTTTACGTTCGTATTTTTGCTGACAATGAACGTCCTTGCAGTACAGGGAAAACCTGTCTATTATTTTTCCGCAGATCGTACACTGGTTTTCTTCCATAATTGCCCCTTAACTTATTAGTCGTCCCGTTATGGGATCATATTCACGTTGTAGAGGTTCTAATCCACTCGAAACTCCTCCAGCCATGTCTGGGTCATTGTGATAGGCTAGGGAATCAGCTAGATCGTCATGCTCAGCCACAGGAAACCTAAGTAGTTCATCTTCTAAATCCAAAAAGTCTTTTTCTTCGCCTGTAAAATAGACTGATTGCGTTTCAAATCTCGGTATTAGTCCTTCAATACGAGATACTTTCGAGTTCTTGCCTTTTAGTTCGACGACATCGAAGAATTCATTACGTCGTCGCATCTCTTCGTCTAAGACAGGTTTAATAGTTGAGTTAAAAGCCAACTGTTCAATACCGACTTTATCGACTTTAAAATGCTTCCTGAGTTCAAATATCTGATTGATAATCTCGCCTTCAGTCATTCTTGCGCGTCTGGCGTGTCTTATATGCCAATAGTTCTCTTGGTCAACTGATCTAACTGTAAAGCCCGTATAGTCAGCGGTTTTTTGTAAAGAATAAGCTCGATCAACCGATAGAGTAGTAAATAACTGTTTACCCTCTAAAACCTTTATATCTTCGTATTTGAACCAACTCTTTTTGAATTTGGCGTTTTCGTCATCAACTGGATTATTTAAATACTGACAAGAGAAAATAAAACTGCCCTGATCTTCTCTAAGTTCCCTAACATACTGAGGTGTAAATTTTTCTGGAAAGATCGGCTCACCCAATTCGTCGTATATTTGATGAACTTCGATATGCCAACGTGGATCATCTTTGTATTTTTCAAGTAGAAATCCATACAAATCAGCGAAGTGATAACGAGTCCCGATAATAATTAATTTTCCGTCAGGCTCTAAGAGTGAGAGAGCCATTTTGTACCATTCGATTGTCTTTTGGATCAGTTCCGGCGTGTTAACATTTTCAGTGTTTACAAGGTCATCTAAAATCATCAAGTCGTAGTGCTGTGAGACTAACGACTGGCCAACACCAGCGACCTGAATAGTCGGTTCTTTTAGGTTCTTGGTTCTGCCCTTGACGATAATTTCTGTTTCAGTCCACTTCTCGTCTTTGTTCTTCTGTTCTCCAATAATTGAGATTAACTTTTGATTCTTTTCTAAGTGACCCTTAATCTCTCGCAAAAATGATTTGGCGTTTGATAAAACAGCATTACCAATAAATATCCTAATATTCGGATTTTTAGCGATCTCATACAAAGAGTCACCAACTGTGATTAAAGTTGACTTTAAATGTCCTCTAGGCCAGAGATCAATTTGCTTATCAGAACCATACTGCACACCATCGCACATTGGCCGGTGACAGGTCTGATTGACTATATTACAACCTAAAACATCTCGGTTAAAAGAATATAAATCGCCTAATTGTTTGTTTCGTCTTGCTTTAGCAAGTATTGCTTCTTTAATTTCCATCTCCGCAGAGCGTGCACGCTTTTAGAAAGCTCTCTGCGGCAGAGGCAGGAATTAACTAATCTTCAAGTTCTTTACTCATCTTTTCCTTTCTCTTTGATGAGGGAATATCGTTTTCCATTCAATCTTAAAGTTCCATTCTTGCGAAGTTTGACTATTATAAATTTCTTTGGACGTAAGGCATAAGTAATGGCATCTATTCTAAGATTTGTTATTTTGTCGAGTTGCTCTTGTTCTTTCATCTCACCTCACTTGTTAGTTGATAGGGGGGCTAAAAGAATACTTTGGCATTTGGTGAACAGGATTCACTCATTTGCAACGATCCGCCAATATTTCCAAATCTGTCGTAGTCGACAACAACCTTGTTATCTAGATGATAGTGCTTGGATAATTTTTCGATTTGTGATTCAAGTGATCTGATTTTACTTGATAATTGTTTGCCTTGTTCTTTGACAATTTCTCGCATTCTTTCGATCTTTTCCTTGTCCTTTAATTCATCCCAACCTTTTGGTTCGACATACTTTGATAATGTTTGTCCAATACTCATTTTCATCCTCTCATTTATTTTTTATTTTATTTTCTTCAAAGATTAAATTACCCTGTGCTAATAATTCTCACTAATCTGCGGGTCAAGCAGATATTATTTTATTATCTTAACGACCTGGGTGGATTATTCTCGAACCGTACTCATCATAAGTTTGGTTCCACCAACCGTACATTCTATCGCACATAACACTCGACAATGCCTTCTGTTGCGTCTTATCAGAGATTGTCGCCTCTAGCACCTCTCTAACTTGCCCTACTAAGTAGCCAAAATATGCTGGACTAATTAGTTTGTGATGACAATCACACGAACAACCGGGGGGACAACTTTGCTTACATTCTTTACAATCTAACTCTGCTGGACTTTTACTCATACTTAACCTTTCTTGTCTTGACCCGCATACTACTGAAAACTATCGTTCCACCTCACTGAGTTTTTGTAGCAACTCATCTATTTTTTTATTGGTTAATTTCATCTGAGCTATTATTCCTTTCTGAAAACCTTTCTCTTCTTCGCTTTCATATCCACAAGTCGGTTTCCATTCTTCCTTAAGGTCTTTAAGCTGTTTTTCAACTTCTGATTTGAAGTCGTGATAATCGTTGTAGTTCGGTCTTACCTGACCCAATATCAAACCTTTATAGAATCCTCTCTCGGCTGAAATTTGTTCAGATGATAATTGGTCCTTGGGCATACATATAGAACTGCATTTAAAGCACCATAATCCTTGTTCGCAATTTTCACACATTTTTCACCTCCCCATTTTCAATTTTAGCTTTCATAATAAAGTTCCTTGTAGGTTCTTTAATCTTTCTTCGGCTATCTTGCAGTATTCAGGTGATATTTCTATGCCGATGAAGTTGCGATTTGTTTTTTGCGAAGCGACCAATGTAGCACCAGAACCAGCAAAACAATCTAAAACTATATCGTCTTTATTTGTGGTTGCGTCTATGAGCATATACAACAATGGAATCGGTTTTTCGTTTGGGTGAACAAGTTTCTCTGGGTCTACTCGTTGGACTTTGAAAATACTTGTTGGGCGTTTATTCGGAAACTTAAACTTATTTTTTGTAGCCCAAATTATATTTTCGTGTTGACTTGCGAAGTCCCCAACCAAATCACCCATTCCGTGAACGACTTTGTCCCAAATTATTTGCATTTTATCGGTCAGTCCTGCTTCTCTGATTGCTTGTCTAAATGACTCTTCCGTATCAAACCTTGTAAAGCACAACAAACCTCCATTATCTTTTAAGATACGACTGGCTTCTTTTAACCAAATTGTAAAAGGTTCTTTATCATTGGCTATCTTCGGCTTTCTTTTATCTGCAGTCCGCCTGGCGGACTGGTAATCTATCCCATAAGGCGGATCAGTCAAAACCAAATCAACACACTTATCAGGTAGTTTCTTCATAACCCCTAAACAGTCGCCACAGATTATTTTATTTAAGTATTCTTCCATCCTCTATCCTTGCTTTACCCTCTCTTATCATTTCGTTTGACCTTTGAATAACATATTCGTCTATTTCTTTTTCTTGGGATTCTGTGCCGGTATAGGTATTTACCTGCACTGCCACGTTGGTTTCAGATCCTTTTGGCATACCCTCAATTCTGTTGATAAGATACTTCAGCATATCGCCATCGCCTCTCATCGCCATTGTGAGGGCTTTGTTTAAGAGTTCTTTGTATCTCTCTATCTTTGTTTCAGGATTATGTTCAGATAATAATTCTTTAAGAGCATTGGTCATTGAAAACTCTTTAGGTGGTCTGCCGTTGGGGTTGCCACTTACACCCTTTTGAAAAGGGATTAAGTTAGCTAATCTTTTCTCTGTTTTATTCTCTGATTCGGTCATTCTGTTATCTCTATCGTTAATTCTTTTTCACAATAACTTTTAAGCTCATCAACAGAAATGTTATAAAGTTCAAATTCAACCTTTGCGCCTGTAGCAGTAACCACAATTTTTGGTTCGTCATTAGTCTTTGTTGAAATTATTGCTTTAGCTTTCATAGTTTTGTATTAGTTTCCATTATTCGTCTTCCTCATCTTTCTCGGCTGAAAAGCCGATACAATTTGATTCTTTATTTAAACTCTTGCAGCGAGGCTCCAGCTAATTATCAAGTGTTAGCTCGAACCCCGTTTGCAAAATTACTTCGTGATACCTTTGACCGCCCACATTTGAGCTGTTTGAGCTTCAGTAATGGCGATAGACAAAAATCTGCCTTTTTCGTTTAGGCGTTCTGCATCGTTAGCATCAGTTGATTCGTTGATTCTATTTTCTTTTCTCATCTCATCACATAAGTCAATAATCTCTGCGTAAAGCTCTTTGACCTTATTTACCTTCTCGTCTCCACTTGGATTAAATGTCAACCCGACCGACTTTTCTCCGAACGTCAATTGTCTAGTTGCTAATTCTGGCATATTGCCTCCTATTTATTTTAATAATTCTTTTTCGTTTGCATTCACTAAGTAGGGAATATCTGGATAAAGCGCCTGAGCAAGTTTCATTTTCACCCGCCATAATTCTGTTGCGAAGCCTTTGGTTTCGACAAACTTCTGCCTGTCATCTGGTAGCGTTACCAGGAAATCGACAATATGCGTAGTGATGTGCTTTCCATTTACCTCAAAAGATAACTTATGTTGCGGTTTTACTTCCTTGAGTCTTCCGTCTTTGAGCATAATATCTAGCCACATCGCATCATTGGCTTCCATTTTGGAGTGATACATTCGGCCGTTATACTCTTTCTTCGTGGCCTTGTATTTATTCCTCTGCCTGTAATATCCGCTAAGATTTTTTATCATTCGTTTATTTAGTTAAAGCTCTATAAGCGTTAAATATTCTAACCAACAACCAATGCTCCTACCACTCCGCAATTTAACAATCGCTAACCAACTCCCACATTGTTCATAACTAACCCTTTCTACCCATCCGTATCTCTCTGAATAATATTCTGGTAGCAAGACATCTTTACCAAATTTAGATGTAACTTCTTTAGGTACTAACATTATTTTTTCTTTAAAGTTCTATAAGTTGAGGGCAAGGATTTGACGAGGTGGTTATAGGGCTGACGCCCCACTCGTATAGTCACCTTGCATAAGTTGGTTCAATGATTCAAACTCTTTACGTTTTTGCTTCGTTTAAGCGTCTACCTATTCCGCCACCCCAACTTGTAAAGCTCTACTTTTCAAAATGGAGGAGGCTTAACCTAGGCAGCCTCCCTGAGGTTTGAACGGGATTGGCTCTCCAGCCTCTCCCAAAACATAAGGTTATGCTCTCTCCTTGTCAGCGTAACCTGTTAGGCGGTGTGATCGTTAATGAACCCTCGAAATGCGAGGAGTGCTTCTGACTCGTCTGTTCCTAAGAACTCGATTGCGACCTTTACGCCCTTGACGCTTCTTTCCGCTAAGTAACTGCGGTTGTCGAGGATCAGGCGGAATACCCCCGACTCGTTGCGGTGTATCGCTACCAGTTGTCGGTTGTCCTCCTCTGCGACCTCCATTTCTCACCTCTCGGTAATAGTAGGCGACTTCCATCTCGTCATAGGTGAAGTAGTACCAGACAGGCTGGATGTGGTTCTTGTGTGTCACGTGAGTTGGTTTGACCTGCTTCTGACGAGGTTGGTATTGCTTGTGGTGTCGTTGCTTCTTGTTCACACGTTGTTGAGGCGGGTCGTTTAGGTTGCCATGTCTGTAGCGCTCGTGCATCAAGCGTTCACATTCAGGGCAACGTGCCTCTGCCTGAACAGAGCCATCTTCGTTGTACAGTCGTTCTTTGCCACCTGAGCTGCGGTTAATCACGTGATGAATCACGAACCGTCTAGGCAAAGAGTGACCGCATACTGCACAAAATCCATTCTGCTTGGCATATACTTCGGAGCGTATTATTCCCCAGCCCGTTTTCCTCACCTCCCGAGTTATTGTTCCCCAAATACTCCAGCATAAACCTGTTAAGCTAGCAGGAGGGGAATTAGCACAACAAAGTTGGGGATATGCTGGAATATTCGGAGAACAAAAAAACCGAGTCAGGAAAAAATCCGTGTCAACTCGGTATTCTTGTGGTAAGTTAATTAAAACAAACTATTTTTGAGTTGTCAAACACCTTATTTCCCGTAGTCTTCACCGACCAGTGTCTCGGACATAAATTACTTTCAAGCGGTTTATTTTTACCTTATAGGCATCACCGTAGCCACTATCCCAATTTATATCGCCCTCATCCTTTATAGGTTTCCTAAATTCATATGTATCAATTTGTCTATAATCATCATCAACCAATACAAGTCCCCTCTTACCGCAATAATCAATATCTCCCGTTCCGCCTTCACTTGACCATTGTTTCACATAATTCCAAACTTCATCCGAACTATTGCCAGAGAAAACATAAAAATTTATATCCCAGTCAGAATACGCACCTCTTTGTAGCATTACTTCCCAAAGCGAACCCTTGCTTTCAACTTTATAGCTCATTTCTCCTCCTTTAATAATTCTTTGACTTCAAAATATGATTAAATCTCTATACAATCTTCTACAACAAACACTTCCTATCTGCTTCCTTAGTTTTTCTGGGTTTTGGTCTAAATATGGATAATTTTGCTGTTCATCACATCTTGGTATTCTCTTTGCTCTTCTTACAACCTCACCGTGTTCATTTATAATTCCCCAATGCGGATATTTGTCTTTTATATCAAGTCCATCTGCGAGAACGAAGTAGAAAAAATCAGCAATAAATCTATGTTTGGTCATCTTCAGTTCAAATAAATTTTTGTTAAATTTTCTTTGTAATCCACCCATCAAATCTTCTTGAGTCGCCTTACACTCGATATAATAGCAATCATCATTTGATTTTATTCCATAAGCATCGGGGTCTTTAGGATAAATCTCAAGCTCTTCGGCAAAAATTGTGCATTTAATTTTGTTGGCAAGCCACCCTATGGCAACTTTTTTAAGATGCTTGTGTTTATTACCTTCCACTTTTCCACCCTTCAATTATCTTCTTCACTTCAGATAGACAGGAGTTGAAACCTCTAACATTAGCTTCTAATTCTATCTTTGTGTGTCCAAACGATAATCCAACCTTTCTATCCTTCGGCAACTCCCTCGCAAGCTCTTTAATCAGTTCGGCTTTCTGTTCCTCAAGAAGTTTTTGGATGAAGGATTTGATATCTTCTCGTGCATCTACATTCAACTGCTTATAATCTTTTTCTACAATAGCGGGGAGAAGTGCAAACTGCTTATCAAATCTCTCTTGCCAGTTATCTTTCATCTCTCCTCCAGCTCTTTAAGGAAGTTGATAAAGTCGGGGTCGCTTATCAATTCGTCATTCATCTGGCGATATGAAATATAACTATTGTTA